AGGGTGCTGCCCAAAATATCACGGATATAAACATCCTGTGCGGTGCGCATGGCAGTTTGAAGCAACTTGCTATCAACGTTTTCGTCAATAGGGGTGTTCTTTTTTACATCCTGCTCACTTACGAAATATGCGAAATTAGCCATTGTTTCTTCTCCTTACAATTCTTTGTTTCCATTCATGCCGACAATGCGGAATGTGCAACGGTGGGTCAGTATTTGGCACGGTGTACCAACCGCCACGCCTTAACCAAACTGAATAGTCCATGATTTGCGACATTTGTTCAATTTCATCACGAGTGTAAAGTTTACCCATTTGCATCATACGAGTGCAAAATTCACGGCTTTCACCACCGGGTTGCAACGGCAACGCATCGGGGTCTAAATCGTATTTGTATCTTAACTCCAACTTGGGCAGTTCGGTGTCGGCAATCTCACCCCGGCCAATGTCGGTAATTTTGATTGCATTGTTTGTCCAGTTTATTTTGCCGCTGTCCTGCAACTGCTTCAAAATCTTGATGACTTCTTCTTCGCCTATTTTTGTGGCGGTAGATATGTCTTTCAATGTGGCTTTTTCATCCGAATTTACCACAGCCAACACACGCTTTTCTTTTGTGGTCAGTTCAAAAGTCAATTTCACTTCTTCAAATTCGGACTCATGCGCCCCAAATTTGGCAAAAGTTTCTAAATCCTTATCCGACCATTTGTGAAATTCGCAACCTTGTTGTGAAAATTCAGCAGGTGTGGTGCTATCGGGGGTCTTGCTTTCCAACACATCACCGCCCGGTATGGGTGGCAATCCTGCCAATGCACGTTTTTCATTAACGGTCATGTTTGAAAGCACGTTATTTGCTACCAATGGTGACAAGCTGTTGATGTTTTCGATGATACGCTGTGCGCTATCGACAACCGTCTGCGCAGCTTCACCCAATCCGAGTGCGGTACGGGCTTCCTCTACGGTCACAATTCCTACCTGATGCAATGCCACATAATCAACGCCCAAAAAGTCGCTGTCTTTCGTGCTTAATTCGATGCCGGGGTAAACGCTTTCAAGGGTGTTTTCAAGGCAACTGTCAAGTTTTACTTGACGCTTGTTTACATAAGATTTATGGAACAACTCGTATGCCTCTATCATTTCATTGCGCTGACCCAACGCTCCCTCGGTTGCGTAACCGAGCAGAATTTTGGGAAAGTTGTGGCCGATGAATATTTCATCCTGCACGGTTTCGTTAAGTTGCAGGAATTGTTTATCCATGTCGCTCGGTTGCAAGTGTGCAATCTCGGCCGACTTTTCGTTCATCTCGTTGAACTGAATAAGCACACCACCAGCGTTATCCGTGCCGGTTGTTTTCTGTTTGAACTTCCTCTCAAAGTTGTATGCAATTTCTTCTGTCGGTTGTCCTTTGAATAACTGCACCAGCGTTCCATTTGCAAACCCGTTGCGGATGTTGTTATTGTGAAAGTTGGCTATCTCAACATCAATTTCAATATATTGCAAACAATGCTGATAAGGGGGCAATGGGTAAACACCCAAGGCAGGTGCGTATTCCCGGAAGTAGTACAACTGGACTTCCATCGGCTGCGCCTTGTTTGGATTAAAAGGTGCATAGTGCTTCATATCCTCATGCTTCGCCTTTTTCCAATCCTCTGCCCACATGTAAATCTCGTGGTCAAGTGTACGGATGTTGCTAAAATCCACGTGGTAAAGTGCAGAAATCTGCCCCACTTTATTGTAATGCACCTCGTATGCAAAGCCATTGAACAATTCATAATCGAGAGCCAGTTTATTTTTGAACTCCTGAATGCCCTCGTATGGGTTAACGTATTCAATTACCTTAACTGCGCTGGGGTTGCCATCCACAAGTGTTTCTTCACCTGCAACAAATCGAGCTTTTTGGCGCACAATAGCCCCGTGTTTTGGGCTGCGGTTGTAAAATTCAAGTAATGTATCAGGGAAATCGTTCTTTTCCCCATAGGTCACGATGCCTTTATTCTTGTTTTCCTTGAATTTAGGCAACTTTGACTCCGTGAAATTTATGCGTAATAGGTCAAAACTCATCCGATGTGGTGTTGTTTAATAGTGGTGTTTACTTCGTGGTCGTTAAATGCGGTGTGCGATGCCGTTACATAGGCCAATCCCCTGTCAATTTCTTGCGATGCAAGTAATGGGTTGGTATTGGTGGGGGAAGTTTGTGCGTACAATGCCCAATAATGCGTTCCAACGGCCAATGTTTTTGCGGTGCTGCTGCCTTCAACAAATGAAAAAAGCTGATATCTGTTAGGTGCTGTGCTTGTATCGGTAACGATAAATGCCTTTTCTTCCTGCGACATTTCAGAAACAAACACAAGCAGATAGTACACGGGTGAAACCGTTACTTTTTCCCTGCCAGTGATAATCAGTTCAGGTGTGCCGCTTTTTGTAATGTAAAGCATCCTACCTATATAAGTAGGTCGATTTCATGTTAAACAAAAAAGGTGGTCAGTGACCACCCTCTTTGCATGAAAACACTATGAAAAAATCAAAGACCGAGCGAAGCTACAACAGAACTTTGAACTTTCAAAGGCAAATCAGTCTCTTTGTGCAAAAAGTTAAGCACATGACCTTTGAAGTCTCCGAACGCTTGTCCGAAGTTTGTTTCACTTTGCTGCAACTGAACGCCATAGTCAGCACCCAGCAGCCAGTAGTCACCACTTGCATCAAGGGCAATGGCCAACATTCTGTTTTGAGCAAGGAGTTTTATCTCGTTGCGCTGTGCGGTGGTCACTTTGTGCAGACGAGCTACGAGGTCAGCTTCGTAAAACACGGTTCCGTTTTCAGTAGAAGGAATTGTGCGCCATGTCATGGAGCCAGTTTCCTTTTCCAATTCATATTTGAAGTAGCTTTTGCCACCTGTCAAGGTGTGGGCAGAAACTTCTCCGCTTGATTTGGTGAGAGTAGATTTGGCATCGAACTCAACGAGCCAAATATTTTTGATACCTGCGGCTGCGGTTTTGCAGTCAAGGGTAAATCCGGTGGTTAAAACACAACTCATTTCTTTTTTTTAAATTAAAAGGGGGTAGGGTTTTTCCCCACCCCCCGGGTTAAACTTTCTCTAACTTATTGATATTAAGGTAGTTTGAAATAAACAATTTGGTCACAGTAGGCCAGTTGCGTTCCCATCTTAAAGGTTGTGTGAAATTGAACTCTCCGCTCAAATGGATTGAAAATGAACTCAAAAGATTCTTCGTCATTCATCATGTCAACACCAAGGAAGAAGTTGCTCCACAAACCAGCAACGATTTTGTTAGTGCCGTTCATACCATGCAGACCGTAGATTTTGATGCCAGTTGCAGGGTCAACAAGTTCCATTTCGGTTACCTCGTTTGCAGGGTAGTGGAACAGGTTAGCGTTCACCAGCCATTGACGGTAGAGACGGAATGTGTCAGTACCCATTGCGATAAATAGGTCAGGTTTGCCCAACAATTCAGCAGGGATAACGCTGTAAATAGTGATGATGATGTCATCAATGTTGGAAGCGGTGATAGAAGAATAAGCATCACCCACGTTTCCTTTAATAGGATCACCAGCACCACCGAAACCAAGGTCATCGAGAATGGTCAAGAATCCATCCCAATAACCATTGTTTCCAACGCCACCGGTTGCATCACCCTGCCAAATTGCAGTTTCAATTGCTTCGGCAATTTTGGCAGCTTTTTCAACACCGATTTGCTCGGTGAATACACCCATGTCGATAGCTTCACCAGCGGCAAGAGCTTTCTGTGTGTATTTGGTTTCCAAGTCCTTGGGGCAAAGGGTTTCTTGTACCTTCACTTTACCAACGGTCAAGGTGCGCTTGGACAGGGTGGTGTTACCACTTGACTGATAAGAGCAGCTGTCGCTTTGGAAATAAACGTCTGAATACAGCAGGGGGAGAATTTCTGCTGATTTGATACCTGGGAGAACCTGTCCAGCACCCTGCAAAAGGTTTGCAGTTTTGGCGGTAAACATCGCTTTGGTCAGAAGCTGTAAGCTCTCTTCTTTGGTGTAATTAGATAAACCTGATACGTCAAATGCCATGATTTTATTTTATTATTTGATTGATTTGATTGCGGAAACAAAGCCATTGAAATTTCCTTCTTTTTCTGATTTAACTGAACCGAATGGCTTTTTGGTCGGCTCAGGGGTTTTGGCTGCGAACTTCTCAAACACGCTGAAAGTTTCTTCAACTTTGCCAAGCACGTTGATAAGGGCATTTTCAAGTTTGGCGATTTTACCTGCCAGTTCTTCGTTAGCGGCTCTCAAAGCGTCGAACTGCTCCAATGATGCAAACTGATTTTCAACCTCAACTTCCTCAACTTCTGTTTCGGCTTCTTTGGTTTCAATCATTTCAACCACACCATCTTTGGTAGTAACCAAAAGTCCGGTGGTGGTTTCATGCACTCCATCGGGAGCAGGAACAATCCCTTCTTCGCCTTTTACGTTCAATAGCATTCCAGCGGCAAGTTCCTCACCTTCAAATACCACGATAGTTCCGTCAACAAGTGTCAACTCACCAAACGCAGCAGGGGTGGCTTCTTCGCTAAAACGCTGCTTCACTTCTGACATAAATGCCATAAGCGATGCTTTCATTTCGGCTAATTCTGTTTTAAATTCCATATCTTAAAAGGTAGTTATGTTTTTGCCTATGCAAAATTTTTCAGCATGGCGGTAATTTCACGCATCATTTCCAGCACTTCATCCTGTTCTTCCATGTCGAAAAGCCCCTCAACTGAAAATCCTTTCCATTCGCCATCCTTAACTTTTGCCCATATTTCCTCGTTGTCTATTAAATACGTCAAGAACCACGAGCCATCCTTTGCATCTTCATACCCGGTGGGTGGCATTACACCACGTTTGCGGTCAATGAAGTAGCTCTCAATCATGTGAACGCCCTCTTTCACGGGGTTTGCATGGTCGGTATTAACTGCCTTGTATGCATCGTTGCGGACGAATTTCTTTGCAATCTTCCAAATGGTGTCGGCATCGAATGTAACGTAGTACTCACCACGTATATCATCGTAGCGGTAAATGGGTAAATCGGCCAACATTGCCGGGCCTGTCACGATGCGCTTTTCTTCGGACTGCACAGCATAATTCATTGTCCTGCCTTTGTCTGATGCGTACCACTTTTCAACTCCACCAGCTTTTTCAATTTCCAATTCAGTTTGTTTTTCTGCATCACGATAGCTTTTTATCATCTCATCCTGAACTTCTTTGCTGGCTTTAGTAAATGCATCTCCATAAAAATCCGATAACCCAGCATACAATTCAGCATCCGACAACTTTTTTGAAAACGCAGAATTGTCAATCTGCTGTAATTTGCGACTTGCCCACTCAATGCCTTCGTCACCACCCCAAGCCAACCACATCAGGCGGCCACATCCGTCACCAAGTTCTTTGTCGCTGTTCTGCCTGTGACGTTCAAACCCTGCCATTCGTGCAATAGTATCACGGGTAATGGCTTCACCGTTAGCTAACTGATTTGCCCTGATTTTACCCACCGCAGTACCGCAGTCACCCCATCCGTTTTCCTCTGCCCAACGCAAAGCAACCTTTGCATTTTCTTTGGCAGCTTCGGGGTAGTCATCATAGCTCTCGAAGTTTTCTTTGAACAGCATGAAGTCTTTTTGTATGGCTGGGCGGTCAACAAGGGAAACAAACTCAACGCCTGTTTCGTCATCGTCATTGACCACAATTTTGTACACTGGTAATTCCATATCTTTAAAAGTAGGTTTATACTACACTTGTATTTCTTAACCTGCGAACACGGGTCTGCGTTTTGGTAATGTCACCCTCTAATACATACACCCTACCCATGCCACCAAATTGACCTTCTTCTGGTAAAGCACCGCCTGTGAGTGGAGTCATTGCACTGGGGGCAGCACCTACCGCACCAACACTACCGCCACCGCCTACTGAACCGCTACCACCGCCACGCAAAATATCCCTTGCACGTTTGGCATTGTTCAACACCTGCGCTAATCCTGATGCGTACACGGCTGCTGCTGCTATCTGTGGCCCCGGCGATGGAACCCATGACATATTTTTTGCAGTGTTACGGGCTTCAACTATTGTGGATGAAATTGCACGGGCAGTATCTACGGCAATCCCTGCGAGTGCGAATGCCTTTTGTGCATCACTACCCTCTTTCATAAGCCCTGCCATTGCATTAAGCACATCGGATGCAGCTTGTAATCCTTGCATACGGATATCATGCAACGCTTGTTCTTTGCGCTTTTCATCTTCAACTTCCTTGTCTTTTATCTCCTTTCGCTTTTGGGCAAGTTGCAATTCTAAATCGATAGTGCTTTGTCCGTAATCTTTGGCATTTTGTATCTGTGCTTCCAATCGTTGAACTTCAATCTGTGCGAGTGCTTCATTGTTGCCAATGTTTTTAAGTTGCTCACCTTTGAAAAAATCATCTGTTGATTTTACGGTGTCGGCAATTTCTTTATCGGTTAATGCTTTACGGTCTGCTGCTGCCTTTTCCTGTTCTGCCTGTTGTTTGGCATAAAATTCAGTCCTTACTTTTTCAAGTTCTGCATCACGAAGTTTGTTGATTTCAATTTCGGTAAAATTCTTTTCTTTATAGCCCTTTATTCGTGTTGCAAATGCGGCGTCGGCTGCGGCAATCTGTTGGGCAAGTGTGTCTTGTTCCAACGCCAATAATGTGGCACGTCTTTCGAGTGCATCAGCAGCTTCTTTTTCCCGTTGTGCTTTTAATTCGGCTTGTCTCTTTTTATATTCATCCTGAATTTTTTTAAGGTTTTCAATTTCAAGCAACCTTAAATCATCACTTGCTTTTCCTATTTCTGAAACATTTGCCTTATAAGCATCAGACCTTTCTTTTTGTAATTTTTTGTATGCTTCATCATATTCTTTTTGGTCTGAAAACTGATTTGCCAAATTGTTTAATTGTGCAACATAGTTTTTCTCAACTTCATCTCTTTCAGTTTGCAACAATTTTATTTTTTGTTCAGCAAATTGTTTGCGCATTTGGAATATCTCACTTTCAGATTTACCCTCTAATTCCATTTGAGCAATGACCGTTCTTGAATAACTATCAACTTGTGATATTACATCTTTGTAATCATTTTCTAATTCTTTAAGACTTTCAGCAAGGTCTTCATTTTTTTTCTTTGCTTCTTCTGCTGCTTCACTTTGCTCATTTAATGCGTGTATCAAACCAGTTATTGCAAGTCCTAAACCAACCAAAATAGCACCAACACCTGTTGTTGTTATTGCTGCTGATAGTACCCTTAACCCAGATACAATTGAAGCGAAAAATCCTATAAACGCATTTTGAGCAGCCATGATTTGACTTACACCCATAGCGAGTGCAATCGCACCTTGCACCCTTACCATTGCTTTTTGCAGGTCTTCACTATCAGACCCAAATAAAGCCATAGCACCCTGTGCGGCAGCAATGCCACCAGCAATGCCTTGAACTACGCTTGATATAGCTTGAAACTTATCAGGGTTAAGACCTTGGACTCTCTCATTAAAGTCATCCATTTGGTCTTTTAAGTTTGCAACCCTTTGCGCTGCTGCAAGTGCTTCGGGTGAAAATTCCCCAAATTGCTGTGATAACCTTACCGCTTCCTGTGTGGCTTCCCTGATTTGGGTTTTTATGGACTTGAAGCTGTCAAGCCCTTGGGATAATTTGCTAACCTTTTCGGCTGCCTTTTGTGCTTCCTTGCTGCTTTCACCAAATTCTTTTGCAATCTTTTTGGCTTCGGCTTCGGCCGCCTTGATTTCTTCTTTTAACTTTTTAACCTGCTCCGCACCGCTTACAGATGCGTTAAGTTTTATTCCAACTATTGTTTCTGCCATTTTATTTTTTGCTTATTACTCTCCATTGTGTGCCATCAGATACTATTTGTACACATTCGTAGTGAGTGCCCAGAACATAGGTCGCGCCATCGTCAATCGTTTGAGACTCGTATGGGTCAATTATCAACTGGTGTGCTGATGTGTTTTTATAAATATAGTATGCCTTGCCGTAACACGTGGTCGCATCAGGTAGATTTAACGTGGTGTTTGTTGTCAAATCCATGATGTAGATGTCTTTGTACAGGTCAGCGGTTACGGTTGTGGCAGCGGTAAACTCAATCCTATTGGTGCTGAAATTTACTTGTGTCATTGAGTGGCCTTGCAGCCATACTTCGTCACTCCCGACCGCTGGAACACCCTCACCAATTACGATGCTGCGTTCACTATCGGGTAAGAATGAAGTGCCACTTGTTGCAAAGGCAGCATTTGCCCGGCCGTAGTTTGTCACCGCATCCCCGGCAACAATGGCATCACCCACCGCATTGAAGTCACCCAGCGAAAATCCTTTGTTTTGGATGACCTTGCCGGGTAGGTTGCCACCGCCAATCGGGTCTTTTTCTACCTCTTGCACATCACCACCGCCACCGCTTGACTGCGTTCCACCACCGCCAACGCTTCCGGTTGTTGCCGTGAATGTAGGCCCGGTTTTAAGGAACAAAAACTCGCAGATATTGACGCTTGGATTTATCGGGTCGTAATCCTCTATTTTATTCAGGCGGAAATAATTGCCATCGAAAAAGTAAAGGTCACGAAACGACAGCTTTTCCATGTCGGCCGGGGTCAGGTAGAAACTGCCCTTTACCAACTTGCTGTCCTTGTCCGTAATTTCATTGATGTACTTTGACCAATAGGCATTGTAAAGGTTGTTGTTCGTTACGGGTGTACCTGACTGCAAACCGATGTAACGGGGTAGCCCAAAGTTGATGTCGGTTGTGGAAGCCAACGGATCATCCAAGTGACCCATGTATGGGTATTTGGTTTGAATGGTGAAATTTGGTATAAAGTTTATCCTTGCCTTTCCCTCGGTTGCATAGTAGTTACCGCACGTTTTCACCTTGTACTGCAATATCCGTAGGTTGCCAGACTTCGTGCTTTCGGATGCCGTTTGAATTTCGGGAAGGTATTTATCCAATTCGTTTTGTGGCTTCACAATCAATGTCGGTACAAAACCCACTTCGATTTTCTTTTCATCTTTCACAAAGTCATTTTGAACAAGTATTTGCCTATCGCCATAAATCCGTGCGTAGTCCTCTTTGTAGTTCTTATTGCCGTCATCGTCACCCTCTTTGTAGGTAAAGATATATTTACCCGCTTCGAGTTCACCCATTGGGGTTATTTCAAGTGGCTGTGATAAATCCCTTTTTTCTGTCCAATCCTTGACCGTATTGAGCAAAAATTCCTCACGGGGTAAAACCACCAGCGTCTTGTCAATTTCTGTGGCTTCAATGTAAAGGTTGAACATGGTGAAAAGCCACCGCATAAATTCACGTTGCTTTGTTTCTACGCCATTGAAAAAGCCCGTAAAATCCATTGTTTCTCCAAGGCCGTAAACGCCATCCACAATCACATTGAAAAACTTGCTATCAGCTTTTTGGGTGTATGTATCGGATGAAACTACCCAGCCCGGACCTATTGACGTATCTTCTTCAAGTACCTCAAACAACCTAATTTCAACTACATCATTGGCATTCAGTCTTATGTTTGAAAAATAACCGGTTGCGTTAATCGTAAGGGTGTTTGTTATTAGGTCAACTGAATATTTGTCAATCATTAACCATTTTATTCGCACACCATTCACATACAACCCATACCAAAATTGATAGTTTACAAATGTAGATGGGTCGTATGGGTATTCCGCATTACAATAAAATCCAAAATCATAACGCTGCCCTGAATAGTCATTGGTGAATTTACTTGTACCCGTGTCGTACTGATTTGAAGGGTCGGTTATTTCAGTTGGGAAAGTGATTTGTGTTTTATGCGGAAATGCGATTGTCTGCCCCGATGACGATTTGGCTTCAAACTGCCTTTCCTGCACCTGCGTTTCGGATAAGAACGGCATCCGAGATGGACACGGAACTACCAATCTTTTGAACTGCGCTGAATTGAAAAACGAACCGCTGCTGTATGTGTACCCTGCACCGCTAAAAATCTTATCCACCACCGTTTTCGCATAGATGTATGGGGTGACATCGTTTAAATCTAATTTGCTGTAATCGGCATAAATACCGGGATCAACCCATCCATAGACGTACCCATCGCCAATGGGTGCGCCACCGCTGAAATTCACATATCCGCTGCTGTTTTTGATTATGGAAGTATCCCAACTATTGAATATGTTGGTGGCATTCAGCACGTGATTGTATTCCGTGAAGTCCAACTCCTCTAATTTGGCATCAGAAATCTTTGCAAATAGGTCGGCAAGTTCCCCGTGCATTGAGCATTCGTACTCGATTTGGTTAAGGTCATTCACCTTAATCGACAACAAACGGATAAAACCTTCTATTTGCGTTACTTCGTCCACGGTCAACAGCGCATCGGCTTTTAGGTTTGGATTGAAATCAGGGCTGAAATTGGTGGATGTGGTGTTGCGGATGGACAGGTTCAAATCAAACAGATGCGTGAACAGCTTGTTGTTGGTCTTTGTACCCGGCAGCGTGAAGGTCTTTGTCCAATCACTTGACCTGCTTTCCGGCTCTCGAATGTCGGCAATGCTCTTGTTTATCTGTATTCCAAAATCGGTAGGCAGGTCAACGCTATACCCACCACAAACTAATCTTACGTTGTTCATGCGTTTTGCAGTCTTTCAGGTTCGGTATATTCTACGGTAATTTGTAGGTTGTTGGGGCCATCTATGTAATCCATTACCTCGTAGCTTGTATCGGTTATGTTGACCGGGATGTTTCCGAGAAACACCACAGGCGAAGCAATCAAATCTTGCAGCCATTCAAATTCGGTTTCATTTAACCAGTTCGTGTTCAGCACCACCTGCTTTGTCTTTTCGGTTGCATATGAAGTCATGCCGTGCTTACTGGTGTCATACACATACTGCACTCCGCTGATGCCGTAATTGTTCCGCTTGAATTGTTTCCTGGTCACGTTGTATTTATCCCGTGACATCATGCTGCACCGCACCGTTTCAAAGCCACCCAATGGGTTCAGGAAGTAAAGGTATTGTGGGCTGTATTTACTGCATTCTTCTACCACATCAAAGCGATATGCTTCCGTGCCGGGAGCAAGTGATCCGTTAACCACCTCAACGGTGTAGTAACTTGTATTGGCAGGAATAACATTCCCGGCCGTGCCACTTATTAACGATGCCTGTGCGATTAAATTCAGGTTGTTTGGCCCAGCAGCCACACGGAGTAAATATTCGGACTTGTCGGATGTGCTGTCAAAGGTGTTAGTGATTACCGATGTGGTTGTACCCCCTGCGCTGTCATAAGCAATCACCCGAACATCACAGGCATTGTCACCCCGTAAAAAGTAAAGGTAATCGTTTTGCGAGATTGTCACCCTGCGAGTGCGGACACGGGTAAGGAATTTACTGCTTCCACCCACAAAGTCAATTTCATAATCAGTTACCTGCTCACTTCCGTACAAATTGTAAAGCCCATTCCAGCAATATTTGCCCGTGTCGGATGTCAGGTTCAGGTATTCCGTGCCACCGTATTCCTCACCAAATTCCACGCTGTATGCCAAATAAGAATTGGCACATTTTGCCGGGGTTGTGAGTGACTGGGTAAAGTCGTATGTCACATAATTCTGCAAAATCCGTGACAAGTCAAACACACCATAGTTAGTCGTGCCGTAGAAAATCGGGGCTTTCAGTTT